TTAAGCGACTCTGCGGAGACCTCGGGATCCGCATTTGTCAAGAAACTGGCAAGAAACCCGCCAGCCTTCCTCCCCGAGCCCTCCCTCCAAGCGGGCAAAATACCGATCGACCGCAGCCCGAGCCTTGCTCAGATAGGCCGGGTCGTAGGCCGCGTATCGGTCGGTTGATCGCGCCCCCTCTCCCTTGTGTCCCAAGAACCCCTCCACTTCCCATTTTGGCACGCTGGCCCGGCGTAACGCCTTGGCCATCGTGTACCGGAACGCATACGGGGTGAACCGCCGGTCGAGCCCAGCCCGATCGACCGTTTCGGCCATCGCCTTTTTGACCGAGCCGACCGGTCGACCTTGATAGGTCACCAACCGCCCCTTGGCTTGTTGGATGATCGGCAACACGATGTCGGTCATCGGGACGGTCGGTCTGCGTTTTTTCGTCTGCCTGCGGCCCGGCGGGTTCAGCCTTATGAGTCGGTCTTTGACGCTGCACTGGAACCGGGTTAGCTCCAAGATGGCATCCGGCCGTCCGCATGTGTTCAGACTCAGCATGGCGAACATCCACAGGTGCTTCGACTTGCAGGCCCGAAACCACGCGGCCATTTCGTCCAGATCCATCGCCCGGTCGATCTCACGTTCGGCCGTCCCCTTGTCAGCGATTTCGTGGACGCTCGTAATGAAGTGGGGGTGTCTTAACACGTTGCGCTTGTAGGCCCGGCCGATCGCCGCCCGCAGGACGTCCATCGTCCGGCTGATATAGCGGTCGGAATGACCCAGCCCGCGCAGGTGCCGCATGAAAGCGATCTGCTTGTCGAACGTCACGTCACCGACCGTATCGCCCTCGAAGAACCCTGTGATCGCCGGCAAGCCGCGATCGGGGTCTGTGTCCCGGCCGAGGATGTAGGCGGCTGCCATTTTGGCGGCTTCGGCCGACGGTCGGGCTGCGATGTAGTCTAGGTATGGGCCGAACGCCACCGCGAGGTACACGTCTTCTGGCAGTGCTTTTTTTGGCTGCCTGTGCGCGAGGATGTGTTCGGCTAGGGCCTGCTTGGCGGCTTCGTGAGTTTCCGACCGAGCCGAACGGCGGCGGACCTGTCGGGTGGCGGGGTCGTACCAGCAGATTTCCCAGTATCTTCGGCCGGCGCGGCGTTCGACCCAGACTTCGCCCGGGTCTCGTCGTCGTTTTGACATTGCCGGTCGCTGCCCTCCACGTAATCGATCAACTGATCCTCTCCGAACAGCAACCGGCCAGCGATCTTCCGGCACCGCAGCCGTCCGCGGTCGACGTCCCGCCGGAGGGTCTTGGTCGAAATCACGATGCCATGATGGGCCAAATAGTCAACCGCCTGGACGGCGGTGAAGTGCCGCGGGAGTTCTCGGACGGTAGCGGTCATTCGACGAACATTACGTCTTCGGCTCGGACCTGGCCCGATCTCGGGTAGTCGATCAGGCCCAGGGTCCGCAGCTTGCCAAGGTAGTTGTTGAACGTGCCGGTCCCGGCCGTGTAGCCGGTCCGTCCGGCGAGTTCATCGCGCCCAATGGGGTCCGGGTATGCGGCGACCAGCTCTTGCAGGATCTTTTGGTGCGGGCCCGACAGTCGGGCATAGACGGCCCGGTGCAGCTCGTCGTTGGTCGCCCGGCGGGACGGCCGCTTGGCGATCTGCCTGCCTTGGTCCGTCAGGGCGATCCGTCCGCCGGCCGGGTAGGTGACCAAGCTTGCCGACCGCAATGACCCGAACGTGTTGTTGACGGTGCCGCTGCCCGCCTTGTACCCGGCCATGAAGGCGACCTGGATCTTCGACGGTTCGTCGATCCGCAGAAAGGCAAACCACGCGATCGCGTCCAGCACCCGCCGCTGTGACTGGGTGACCTTCTGCCGTTCCGGGCTGGGCGGCTCGTCGATTTCCGTTTCGGCCGGCAAATTATGCGTCGAATTATGCACCGAATTATTCCTGGCGGCGGGCCGGGTATGCATCGGTGGGGGTCAGCTTTTCAGCCAAAACTTTCTCCACTGCTTTTTCGGGCGTCATCCCTTCGGCCTCGCTGCGATCATGGCCGCGTAGCACTTTCGCGCGCGCTCCTTGTGCGTCGTATGCCGCCGCGACCCATCTTCCGTTATGACGTGCGAGATCGTGTAGAGTTGTCCTGCCGTCAGCATCTGTACAGTCGGCTCCATCGGCGCCACCACGGCCCATCCTGCCTCGATCTCGGCAAGCTGTTCCGGCGTGATGGCGTGCTGGTAGCGTTCAAGTTCGCTCGTCATTTCCATGGGTTCCCGGGCTTCCCGAGTGCGTTCCGCAATGCTATCAAACAACGCATTTCTTCGTTTACAACTGGGCGGCCATGCTCAAAGTCAACGTCTTGGCGCTCATCGAAATACTCATCGATGATATCGAACTCACTGACGACCACGACGCGCATAGCGCCACTCTCAATCGCGGCAAGCTCTTTCTCCGACACGGCGGCACGGTAACGGGCGAGCGTTGCTTCCAGTTCGAAAAACTCGGCATCCTCACGCGACGCCGCGTCCACTTCAGCTTCTCGGTCGGCGGCGGTCATGATCTTGATCCCTCAACGTCGCGCATCGCCCTGGTGAGCCGGCGGAGTATCAGGCCGCCTTGGTCGACGTGTTTCTGCACCGCCAAAGGCATCGTCGCCAGTTCGGGCGCCGTCGGTCGGTACCATTCGTGCGAGGCGCCGATGCTTTGGTCGAAAACCCGATACATCGACGACTCCATCATGCCCTTGCAGCCGTGGGTTGCCCGGCAGCCAATAGCGAACGGGGTCACGCCCTGGTCGAAGTCGACCGTCACGATATGGCCTCGGCACTTTCGGCAGACGTAGATGTTCTTCCGCTGGTCTTCGAACCGTGTCCGGTCGAGCATTTGCTCTGTGACCGCTGCCGCCGTCTTTCCGTGCCGCATGTTCATCCCGTGTGACATCCTCGCCCCTTTCTCGGGTAGATGGTTTTTAGGACTGGCCACCGCCCGTCGAGTTCGATCACCAGCTTCACCTTGTCGTGCAGAAACCGGCCGCGGCTGTCCGTCTCGTTGCGCTCGAGCGCTTCGGTCGAGATCCTGACCAGCCAGCTATAAAGGCCCTCGTCTTCGGCACGACTCTCGTGCCAGGTTCGCCGGACCCGCAGGGATGCCCGGTCTATCGCGTGGCCGGAAATGTCGATTTCGGGTAACGGCGTGCCCCGTCGGTCGAGTTCAGCCTGGGCGATCGCCGCGCGGGAATGGTTGCACCCCACCATCCAGCGCAGGTAGCTGACCGGCATCTGGGTGTACGGGGTGCCCCTGTGGCGACCGAAGTCGCATATCAAGCCATGCGGGTTGATAGGCTCGGTGATGTTGTGGGTCGGGTTCATAGGCGGTCTAGGGTCCAGTTGCGTAGGCACAGTCGGGAGCAAAAATGCTTCTCTGGGCCACCAATGGGCGGATCGACGGCCATTGCGGTGACGACACCGCCGGTCGACGGAATTGGTTCACTTCGCAATACGATTCGCCAATCCTCGCAGTTGGTTGTGCGTGTCAAGTCGCGCCCGCATTGGTCACAGCTGATTTTTTTGCTCATTCTCGAAGCCCTAAAGGTGCCTAACCTGCATCGTGACGACCGACCCGACCCCGCCACAGCTACCGCAAGGTTCGGTTGCCTCGCCCTCTACGGAAATACCTTCGCCGCAGCACCCACCCCCAGGCAGGATTTGGCCGCAGCAACCGGTTTCGACCCATTGGTGAAAGACACCCCCATAACCGTCGCACTGCCGGCAGGTCGTTCGAATCGGGAGGGCGTTTGTCATGGTCAAAACGGTATATCGTCGTCCAAGTCAGGGGCGCCGCGGTCGGCTGTCTCGGTATCTGACGCCGGCGTTGACGATGTCCGGTTATCTTGCCGGCCGCCCGGACTGCCGAGCATGTGGAGTTCGGCCTGATATCCCTGCAGGACGATCTCGGTCGAGTACCGGTCGGCGCCCGATTGGTCTTGCCATTTACGGGTCTGGATCTGCCCGACCACGCACAGCTTGTCGCCCTTGCGGACGTACCGGTCGATTACGTTCACCAGCCCTTCGTTCCAGACGACGATCCGGTGCCATTCGGTCCGTTCGCGCCGCTCGCCGGTTTGCTTGTCGCGCCACGATTCAGACGTCGCAAGGGACATGTTGGCGAGCCGCTTGCCCAATTGGGTCGTCTTGACCTCGGGGTCGCGGCCCACGTTGCCGATCAGGATGGCTTTGTTCATGCGGCTTTCTTGCTCTTTTTCTTCCCGCTTCGGTCGGCGAGTCTGATCACGGCCGGTTGCGGACCGACAGCCAACTTGTGGCTGAACACCCGAGCGTGCAGGTCGATCTCGACGGTCTTGCAGGCAACGTGTCCGGCCTTCGCGATCGTCTCGCCGTCTTCGACCGGCATGGTCCTGTTCGACACGCCGTCCATCACGTCGATCATCCGATCGTAGATCTTGGACAGCTTGGCCGGGTCGGCAGACAGATGGTTAGACATGAAGAATCTCCTTTTGCTTTTTGACGGATCGTTTTGCGCGCCGCACCGCCTTGCGGGTCGCGACGACGCGGTTGCCGACAGCCGTCTTGGCGTCGGCGCGGCGGCGGACTTCGATCGTTCCGCCGGATTCCTCGACTTTGTAGGTGAGCATACCGATGGCGGTCTCGGGCGCCTGCCCGAGCAACGCCCGGTTGAAACTGGCCTTGACTTGTGTGGCGGCGCCCCAGTTTCGGGCGTCGCCGCGCCCCGACTTCACATCTGCCGAGATCGACGCCGGCGCCGTAATGGTCAGGTCGTTAAATCGTCGGCTCAAGTCGGTCGTCCACATGTGGAGGGCTTCCCGCCGTCGGTTCGCGACCCGACGGTGCGCGCGGGCGATCTGCCTGGTTAGAAGACGGTATCGGTACGACCCAGTGCGCTTGTTTGCGCGACTCCGTTGGAGCCTCTCTATCGTTTCTTTACTGTCGGCACCGCTAATCGCCGCGAACGTGAACCCCAAAGACCCGCGTTCACCGGCCGATTTGCCGGCGTCTGCACCGACGCTGACCACTGACCGCACGACACCCAACCCGCGTTCACCGGCCGATTTGCCGGCGTCTGCACCGGATGTCTGGTTAACACCTTGCAATTCAGCGGTGATTCGCCCTTCGGAGAAGTAAAAATCCGTCGGGCCGGCCCCGCGTGGGCCGTAAACCGTGGCAAATTTATCCACTAAATCGAAATCGACCGCCGCACGGCCGCTCCCCGCCGTCCGCCGGCACGGCATGTCGACCCCGAACCCTGATGGTCCTGGGCACGCCCTTGATTCGAAGCCTGCCGTGGGTCGGCCGGCCGTCACTGGCTTCACGGAACTCGACCGCCCATCCGCTCCGATGACGCTTGAACGAAAAGCCTGGATAAAACCGGCCCGACTTGAACCGCGGGAACCCTGCCCGGTGGCCCATACCCTGCTTGGCGCGGCGAAAGAATGCCTGGAAGGCCCGATCGACCCGCTGGGCGGTCGCCGCCATGCTGGCCGACGACATGGCCGCGTATTCGGGGTCGTCGGCCCGCAGGGCCGTCAGCTCCTTACACTGGTCGTAATAGGTCAGCGTGCGGCCCTGGCGGGAATAGGCTTCGATCCGCTGTTGGATGAGCCCGTTGTAAAGGTCGCAGTGCATTCGCCGTTGCCGCTCGAGCGCCGCTGCCTGGACGGCGTTCGGGTACAGACGGAAATTGCCGTAAGTCCTAATCATACCAGGGTCCTGATATCGTCGGCCGGTCTGTCGGCCTTTTTGGCGTCGGCCGCTTCCCGTTCTTTCGCCTCGGCTTCGTCCCACTGACGGTCGGATTCCTGCTTGGCTTCGTAGGCCCGGGTGTCGGCTTGGTTGTTAAGTTTCTCGATCGTCTCCTGGCGGAACTCGCGGAGGTCCCCGACGCCCGACGGATGCTCGGCCTCGACCGGCCCGAGCACATGCTCGTTGTTGGCCCAGATGGCGTTGATCGACCGGACGTCGTCCTTCCAGGCCAGGTCTTCGATCCTGTCCCAAAGCTCGGCGACCCACGCATTGGCGCCGAACTCTCCGATGTCCTCGCCCTCGGCATCGACCAGCATGTACCCGGCAGGGCCGGCCGATTCGCCCTCGGCGGTTTCCGATTCGCCCTCGGCGGTTTCCGCCGGCTGGTCGTCCGATGCCGTTTCCGGCCCGCTGGTGGCCGCGGCAGCGGCCCCGTAGGCGGCCCGGTCCGGTTTTTCCACCCTAGCCGGGATACCGTACACGCCGTTCTGGCCCGGCTCGAAGTCGATCGCATCCTCGAGTTCTTCCGCGGAGTGTTGCAGCCCCAGTAGGACGTCCCCGTAGTTGTCCCGCAGGTTGAACGCGCGGGCGCGATACTTGAGCATCCGTTCCGGGTAGTAACACCACGGGGTGTCGCCGCCGCTTTTGCCCTTCTTCATCCACAGCCGGGCCCGCACGGCATCCGAGACGGAGAACTCCGTCCGCCTTTCCTTTTCTTCGCCAACCCGCTTAGTGATGCAGACGGCCTTGAACTCTTTCGAATAATCCATCGAGCCGTCGGCGGGCGCTTCGCCCTCGAATGTCTCGTCGATCGACTCCAACTGGCCCGAGTTGCGAACGATCGCGAGTTGGAAATCTCCATACCCGGCGTATCGGCCGTTGACGATCATGATGTTGGCGAGGGCGCTGATTGCGGGCACGCCGACCGTGGCGCCCATCTGGATCGCGCCGAATACCGCGGCGACGTTATCGTCGCTGCCGGGACGACCCGGATAGGACGACGGGACGACCCCAGAGAGGGAGAAATACTTGGCCATCTGCCAGCATTCCTCGATCGTGGTTGGCACCAACGGCATGATCGGCTGGCCGATCCGGGTGCGGGGCTTGCTAGGCAGGTGTTCGGTCATCCGGGCCTCCTATTCGGCCGCGTCTTTGATCTTCGGGGGTTGGCAGTGGGATCGAGAAAGTCGGCGATGTCGCGGAGCCGTTTAGCCGTGAAGACAACCTGAGCCAGAGCTTCCGAAATCGATATGGTTTCGCCGACGTTGAACGTCGGGCTGTCTTCTCTTTCGGGCGGCCAGTGCCCGACTAGCTGGGCGGGCTCCGTCGGCGTCATGTCGATCAGATATCCGGTTGCCGTCTGGGCAACTATCTTTGCCATGGGGGGCCTCCTACGCTGCCTTCCTGACTTGCCGTATCTCGACCCCCGGCGGGGGGTTCTTGATGTCGATCGACCCGTCCCGCAGCCCCTCGCGCACCACCTTGACTACCACTTCGGCCGGCACCTTGCGAAGAATCGAACTCGGCACCTTGGCCATGTCGGTGACGGTGATTTCCGTATAGGTCCGCAAGCTGGTCGCCCTGGTGCCGAGGTCGTGTTTGACCGCCGCCCGCTCGGGGACCGACTCGGTCTTCTTGGCTGCCGTCTCCGCTTGGGCGGCCGCTTCGTCGGCCTTCATCTTGTCGGCCAGGGTGTTGGATTCCTGGGCCCGCTTCTCCGCCTCGCGGGCGGTCCGTTCGCGCTCGGCCTGCTCGGCTTGGGCCTTGCGGCGGGCTTCGTCCGCCTCGCGCTGTTTCTTCTCGAGCCATCGGCCAAGCGGTCCCTTCAACCGCTCGGCCGCCGCTTTCAGGTTGTCGACCAGCGGCTTATACCGTCTGTCGATCTGTCGACCCGCTTCCAGGTGCGGCTCCTTCTCGGCCTTCCGCATCGTCTCGGCCGTCTTGGCGAGTTGCCGGCACTGGTCGATGAACCCGTCGAGCGACTTGGCCATTTCGTCGTCGGTGACCTCTGGCCGCTTGGTAATCCACTTGTCAGCGACCTCGATCTGTTCAGCGATCCGCCCCTTAAGTTCTTCAAAATCGCTAGGCGGTTTGTTGTGACCCATGCGGCCGTTATTGACGTTCTCTGCCATCGTGGTTCCTTTCAGAATATCGGTGCCATTTTGGTGATGTCGGGCGCAGTGGTTGGCCGCGCGATCGGATCGTCGGGCGCGTGGACAACAGCCCACCGGCCCAGATCGAGCAAATAGAGGTATTCGGCTTGGTCGATGGGGTAATCGGCGCAGTGCGGCCAGACCCAATCGACCGGGACGTCTTGGTCGCCCCGTCGGGCGCACAGATGCCAAGCCCGGTCGAGCCAGTTCCACGGCTCGACGTCGAACTCGATCGGGCAAGCGATGTAGATCAGCGTCGGCACCCACGGGCCGCCGCGAACCATGCGGACCTTGTAGTGGCCCGGTACCGCCTGATCGATCCGCACGGTCATGCCGATTTCTCTGGCGGTTCGATGCCGAGCATTTTCAGTTGCCCGCATAGCAACTTGCGGATTTCTGGCAGGATCGTTTGCGCGGTCTCTATGTCCAGCGTGACATGCAAGGACGATTCGCCGCCGTCATGGCCGCCATCCCATAGGGATAACTCGGCGTACCGACGGGCATAGCCCTTTTTCGGCTTGGTCCGCTCTGCGTCGTTGGTCAGTTCGTCCCATTCGGCCAGCGCGTCAAGTAGCGCAACAGCCCGATTCATCTTGGCTGCCACTTCCCGAGTCCTGTCTGGTGTCATCATGCCGCCCTCATTTGGTCGGCGGTGAGGTTGCCCTGGCGGGACCGGTCGTCGAAGGCGACATCGTACCGCATCGGGTGACCGAAGGTGCGGCCCACAACCACCCCGACCCGGCCGTCGACCCACACCCGCTGGTTCAGGTCGAAGTCGTACACGGGCCGTCTAGCTAGGGCGCGGCACGTCATGGGGATCTCCTTTCGGCAGTCCATCGTTGGGCGGGTCGCAACAGGCGACGATGCCGTCGACGCAGCCCTCGTAGTCGCAAGCCACGTAGGCCCGAAAAATCTCGTGTCCGTCTGCCATGCCGACCTCGGACAACCCGATGCCGCGGCCGAAGCATTTGGGACAGATGGCCATCAGGCGGCCTCGGGCCCTTGGGGCGGTTCGGTGTCACACGGGTAGGCGGTGTCGGTGAGCCGGTCGTTCCGCACGACCAACATCGGCTCTGGCCGTTCGACCGACATACGCAGATAGGCGGTCGCCTGTTCGCGCCGCACCTTTGCCAGCTCGACCGCGCCGAGCCGATCCGCCTCGTTCGCCAGCCTGTTGTATTGGCGACACCGCTCGAGCGGGCTCATGCCCCCCTCCGTATCGGCCGCCCGCGCCGCAGGTACCATGCCAGCCGGTTGTGATGCCGGAACCGGTGCAGATAGTCGGACATCACGGCCAATTCGTGCTCGTTTCGACCGTGCCGGCGCATCGATCCGATTATCTGCCCGGCCAGATGGCGAAACGTCCGCGCCCGCGCTTGGACCCGAACCAAGTCGGCGTCCGCTTGGTCGGCACGGTGTAGTGCCGAAAGCTGCCCGTGCTCGGAATCGGTCAACCGGTCCTTGTTCTCCAAAAAGGCCCGCTGGGGGTCCATCCGCTACCTTTCCGATCCGTCCCGGCGGGATCTGGCGGCAACCCGCCGGGACGCCTGATCGATCGAACTGCCTACGTCGGTAGGGCCCGCAGGCATGGCCCAGGTCCATATTATGAGCGAAAGTCATACCGGTGACAATAGGAAAAATGACCAACACTCATATATCGGGTCGCCATTAACCCACTGGGTGCCTGTGTCCGGAGGGTCAGTTGGTCTGGATCAGTTCGACCGGTGCGGCCCAGTTGAGTTCGACGTCGTCCATGTCGGCGGCGTTCCAAGACCGGAGGTTGAACCGGCCTTTCTTGTAGCCCGGTCGGAGTTCTTTCACGTAGATCGCCCCGTCGGTGGTCGCGCAAACACAAAGCCGGTTGATACATCGGCTCGGGATGGCTTGGCTGTCCCGTTCGTACAGCAACCGCCATCCGTCTTTGAGTGGCAACATCGAGTCGCCCCGGACGGTGACCGCCACCAGGTCGCGACCCCGCATCTGTCCGACCAGGTCGACGACGTCTATCCCGCCGCCCAAGCCGTGGTCGTCGATCGGGAATATCTGATTCCCCGCCCCAACGTAGCCGACGACCGGCGTGACGACGTCATCCTGCTGCGACATCTGGCCAAAGGTTAGTTCGCCTGGGTCGGCGCCGACCATTTCGGCCATCGCGACCAGCCGTTCGTCGTTCGGCCGGTCTTTGTCGCGCTCCCAGTTTGATACCGCGCTTTGGTCTGGTCGCAGCCGCTTGGGGAAATGACGGGCGAACTGAGCCTGCGTCATCCCTAGTTGTTGCCGGATCGCCTTGATGCGACCGCCGAGGGTTTGCCTGTTGCCTCTGGCTGTCGCAAATGCGGCGAAACCGCCGCTGACCCCGAGCGCTTTCATGGGTCGATTGTCGGTCGTCCTGTTAAGCATATCAAATGGGCGCCGCTCATTTGGCTTGACAGGAATATGAGCGAAGGTCATAAACTGGCCGCCATGAATTGGAGCCCGCCCCGTTATATCCGCGTCCGGGTTTTCGAGATGACCCAGGCCGCTTTCGGTGAACTGCTTGGCATCAGTCAATCGGGTGTGGCCCGGATTGAGGCATCCGGCGACCTATCGGCACGGTTGCAACGCCGGATCCTCGACCTGGCGGAGGAACGGGGGATCGCTTTCGACCCACAGTGGTTTTTCACCGTGCCACCGAGCGGCGACGATGACGATGAGGACGAAGCGGCATGACCCCTGCGGCCTGCACTGGCGATTTTCTCGCCGGCGTCGTCGTCGGCACGGCGGCGGTTCTGACGACCATGACGGTGGCGTTCGCATTTCAGCGCAATCGCCCCGGCAATCTCGCCGATCGATTTCCATCCCATACGGATGAGTCTGGCGCCCCCGAGGGCTACCGTCACCCGGAAGGTCGGGGCGGGGGTTCCGCCCGATGACCCGGGCCCTCATCATGTCCTACGGCGACCGCATCCACGGTTCGCTCAAGCACGCCGAAGCCAAACTGATCGCGGATGTCGGCGGGGTTGTCGAGGCTGCCCATGGCTGCCGGCTTGGCAAGTCCCGCCTGTCCGACTGCGCCAACCCCCATCGGGACGACGACCACCTGCCGGTCGACGTCGTGCGGTCGCTCGAGCGGCAAAGCCACCGGCCTGTCGTTACTGCCCATTTGGCCCATGCGGCGGGGTTTTTGCTTGTGCGGATCGGCCGGCGCGACGCCGCCGCGGCCGATTGGCAGAAGCATAAGGACCGTCTGACAAAGGAATGCTGTGAGGCGGTCGCCATGGCGGCAGAGGCGGTAGCGGACGGCGAGATCACCAAGCGCGAGGCCGGCCAGCTCGTCAAGGAACTCGATGACGCCCTGCTGGCGACGATGGCCCTACGCCGGCGTCTGCTCGATGTGATCGAACCCGAGCGCGAGGCGGCGGCATGACGCGCAACGACCTGATTGCGATCTTTGGCTGCGGCCAGATGCCCGACTGGGACGACATCATGATCCCGTGGCCGTCGTATTGGGCGCGTGACCCGCAGCGGCTCGTGTTTACCGTCGCGGCGAGGGTCGGTTGATGCGCCTTAAGGCACCAATGTTACTGGGGTCGTTCGTGCGGGAGCTGATGTCGATCGCTGCCATTCCGTCGTCCAATACAGGATCGCCGCATCGGCAAGGCCATCGCAACAACCCTTATCGGCAAAAGAAATACAGTGGTCGCCGTCTCCAAACGTGTGCGCGTGTCAATGGCGTCGGCTGCCCACCCGCTGTGAACCTCGCTCGACCCCATGTGCATAAGACCCGGCTGGTCGCCGGGAAGGTGCCGCTGTGATGCTGTGCCGGGCGACCTCGCTGCTATCAGCCGCCGTTCCTACGGGGGCGGGGTATGCCGACCGAAAGGAGGCATCTGGCGGGGCCGTCCGGCAGAGCTTCATGGAACCCCCTGCGAAAGCGCGCGAGAGCAAGGGCGGCCCATCCATAGGTGCTGACCGATGATTGGATGGGACCAAGCGTCTGCGCTTGACGACCGCGTGAGTAGGCTACCCGTAAGAGCGGCTGCGGGCGAAACGTCAGCGATGGGCGTGACAGCCGGGAGAGACCGGCACCCAATGGAGCATACCGAGGCGGTGGCGTGGAGTAGCGCGCCACGCAACAGGGTGTTGAGGGTTCGGGCTTTGGCAACCCGAGTAAGGCCGAAGCGTATTCCCTGTGCCACCGCCGGATTTTGCGCCCGGCCCGCCTCGGTATGTTCCGGTCTTACGTTTAGGCGTGGGAATCACGCTCCTGTTGGGCGTTTCCCCCCGGAACTCGACGGGCGCTTTGGCGTCCGGCTTTTTATTCAGTTGCGCGGCGTCGGCTTCGCATTATTGCGAAACCCTCTCCCTGACCACACCCGACTTAGTGGCCGACGTCGCGCTCTTGTTGCGCGGCGCCGCAGGCCGACGACCCCCGGCCCGGGCGGTTTGATCCCCTTGGCTGCCCAGCGGCGCCGTGCGCCCGATCGCCTTCCGCGACACTCCATGACCGGTGGGCCGGCGCATCGACACGGTCGGATGCGCGCCGTACAGGCGCGTAAACGGCGTTCGCGGAAGGGCAGCCCATTTAAGCGCCGAATCCAACCGGCCGCCGGCATCCCAACACAGGAGACCACCTATGGCTAAACAGCTGAACCCCGAGAGTGCAGTCGACCAGCACAGCGTGGCAAACCGCGCGACCGTGATCCGCGATGCCGCCAACGCCATGGCGGACATCCGCGCCAAGCGGAAAGAACTCAACGAACATGCGGCCGAAGTGCGGAAGCGGGTCAAGGACATGAACATCCGCACCGAAGCGTTCGACGCGGCCGTCCGGGCGCTCGAGACCGAGCAGCAGCAACGGGACGCCTATTGGGACTCGATGCACGAGTGCTTCAATGCCCTCGGTATCGGCGACCAGCTCGATTGGGAGAAGGTGCAGCAGCGGCTCGACGACCCCGCGACCACGACGGACGACTTGCCAAAGACCAACGGAGCCGGGTCGAAGAAGAAGCCCAACGGCTGACCTGCCTATGACGCCCCTGCTTGCCTTGGACCTCGCCACGGCGACCGGGTGGGCGGCCTTCGACCCCGAGGCCGACCCGCCCGTCCGGTTCGGGCGGTTTCGACTCCCCCCAACCGGCAAGGACGTCGGCCGCTACCTCGATGGGTTCCACGCCTACATGGTCAACCTTGTCCGGCAATCGGAACCAAACCTGATCGTCTTCGAATCGCCCATCTTGCCGACCGAAACCGTGGACCCACAGACCGGCCGCAAACGCCACACTGCGATCGCCACGCTGCGAAAGCTCTATGGGCTGGCCGCGTTTACCGAGTGGTTCGCCCACCGGCACAGCATTCAGGTGTTCGAGGCGAACAACAAGAGCGTCCGCAAGCACTTCATTGGGACCGGCGGGGCAGCCCGCCAGCTGGCGAAGCGGTTGACCATGGAGGCGTGCAAGGCGCGCGGCTGGGACGTCGAAATGGACGACGAAGCCGACGCCTTGGCGCTGATGGACTACGCGGTCCACTGCCTCCGCATCCCGGCCCCCTGGGCGTGCGGTGCCCTCTATGGAGCCACGGCATGAAAAGCCAACACGTTGTTTTCGAGCTGAACGGGGCCTGGATCGTCGCCCATTGGGACACCGAGCGGCCAGAGTGGCTGCGGGTGATTGGCCGGTTTACCGACCATACGCTGGCCCGACAGTACGCCGCATGGCGGGACGCGCCGAAGGACGGCGTCACGATCGCCGTCGGCAGCTACGACACTAAGGTCATCGGGGACCGGGCGATCGCAGTTCCCGCCGAGCCGGAGCCCGACTTGCCGGTGGCCGAGCCCGACGAGCCCGAGCCGCCCGAAGGGCCGGAGCCCGATGGGCCCGAGTCTGACGAAGATGAACCCGACGACCCCCCATGGGACCGAGAAGACCTCTCACCCCGCCAGCTTCAGGCGCTCGAATATTTCGAACGCTTGGCCGATAAGTCCGAGCTGCTGCCGGCAACCGCGACCGAAGCATGTCGGAACGCCGGTTTTCCGACCGGTTCTCTTTCGCAACTTATTTCGACCCTTGAAGAACGTGGGTTCCTCACGCGGCTTAAGAACGAAGCCACCTGGGCGATCGAACTGGCCGATGGTCGAGTCATAAGGGCCGTCGAGGCGGCCGGGCCACAAAAGGGCCGCCGGGTTGGACGGCCTGCACAACCGATGGGTGACATACCTCATCCGACCGACGCCGACGATGTCCCGGTCGACCTGGCGAACGGCGATTTCGAAGCTGTTTTGGATTTCCTCACCGAACACGGGTTTGAGGTTAAGCGGACCTTCCAGGGATACGAAATGCCAGATTTCGCCGACGGCGTTTTGACGGCCAAGCAGGTCGTCCAAGTCGCCAACAACGAGCGCCGGCGGCTCGACCCGCCGTTGCCCCTGTATCGAATCGTGGAGCCTCCTGCATGAGATGGAAAGCTGTCATCTGCGCGTGCGCCGACACCTACGGGGTGACGGTCGACGCCATGTTGGCCGAGACGCACCAGCGGATCGTCGTCGAGGCCCGGTGGGCCGCCATGGTCGTCATGCGGCACTCACTCGGGTACACGCTGCACCAGATTGCCCGGCGACTGCACCGGGACCATACGACGGTCATCTACGGGCTAAGGCAGGTCGGACTGGGCAAGGTCCGCAATCCCAAGACCTTTGCCGCCGCCCTCGCCGCGTCTCGGGGCGCTTTGGTGGGTCATTCCAAATATCTGCCCTACGGAATCCAGCCTCACCAGATGCACGTCCAGGTCGCCTACCACCATGGGACAGCCAGCTTGTTTCCCGCCCTCGGGGTCCATACCCGGGTTCGGTACCTTATGCCGGACCGACCGAGCCAGAAAGTGAGCCTATGAGCAACCGATCGTATACGGCCGACGACGATGCTTTCATTGTCGACAAGCGGGCTCGGCGTCACCCGTGGACGTTTGGCCGGATTGCCGAGCACATGGGCCGGACCGCCGGATCGGTCAGCGCGCGGTTTGCTTTGCTGATGCGGCGCGACGGGGTCGGCGTGGCGAGCGAGGGCAGCGGGGTTCGGTATCCAAGTCAGGAACGGATCAACGAGGTTTACGCCGGCTTCCCCGGCTACGAAAACGTCGGCGGCTGACCATGTCGGCTCGCCGTCCCCCACTGCCATCGACTTATGACGACCGTCGGGAAGGCGGTCGCTGCGTGTGGTGCGGCAGGGCGACCCCGCCGGTGCTCAAGAAGAACGGCGAGCCGAGTAAACGGCAACTGCGCTGGCACCCCGAATGCCGCGACCTAAATGGGCTCGTCAAGATACCCGGGGCGGCGCGAATCCAAGTCTTTCTTCGCGACCGGGGCATTTGCGCCCAGACGGGCGAATATTGGGGGCCGCCATCGTTCCGCGGTTTTTGGGTCGGCAAGCCAGAACTGTGCTTCGACCTAACGGACCGCGAGACCCGCGACGAAGGTATCGACGCCTTGTGCGAGGCCATCGGTCCCTGGAAACACTGGGGGACACGAATCTATCTGGGTGATTTCGCCGTCGACCACATCATCCCCTTGTGGACGGTAGAGGATCTGCCGGACACGGAACGACTCGAGTATTTCCTGCTTGGGAACCTCCAAACCCTTTCGCCGGCCGCCCACTCGGCAAAGACCGCCGCGGAAGCCACGCAGCGCGCGAAGGTCCGCCGCATCCGATCCCGCCAGGGCTTGGCCAAGCCGCGCCAGTCGAAGCGTGCACGGCGGCTGGAAGCCATCCAGAAGTGGAACGACATGCCATGAGGCGCCTGTCAGGCGAAACGGTCGACCGGATCAACCATCTTGCCGCGGCAGGCGCTACCACGGACACGATTGCCGCCGACACAGGTGTGTCCCGGCAGACCGCGCGAAACTATCGTGCCCGCTATATGGCCGCGTGCCGAGCCGCCGGGTCGCCGCTGCCAAAGTGCCGGTGCGGTCGTCCGGCCGACCACCCCGGCCAGTGTATCGGGCGGCTTTCCCAACGGGCCGGCCCACCAAGGTTGCGGCGATTCGAGACCATGCCGATCCTCGGCAACGGCGTGGTGCTGGAACGGTCTGACGGCGCGGCGAAAGACCGCCGCACCCGATTTCCTTCCACGGTCGTCTCCCCCACCGAGGCGCCGCGGGTTTTGGTCTCGGGCATGAATAGCCGAAAGATCGGCAATCGGGTCACCAAGGGCCGCTGGGCCGGTATGCTTATCTACACCCTCACCCTCGAAGAACGGGCGACCTGCCCGGCTAGCTGCCGGCACTGGCTGTCCTGCTATGGCAACAACATGCACTGGGCCCGCCGGCACCGCCACGGGGCCTATCTCGAATCGGCCATCGAGGCTGAACTCGCCGAGTTGTCCGAATCGTACCCGGATGGGTTCGTGGTTCGGGTGCATGTGTTGGGCGACTTCTATTCGACCGCCTATGTGGCCCGTTGGGGCCGATGGCTCGGCATGTTTCCGGCCCTGCGGGTGTTCGGGTACACGGCCCGGTCGCCCGACGGGCCGATCGGTCGAGAGGTCCTGCGGCTGCGCGAACGATTGTGGGACCGGTTCGCCGTTCGGTTTTCGGTTGACGGTATGTCGGCCCGATCCGTGACCACCCCTGACACACCGGGGTCGATCATTTGCCCTCAACAGACCGGCCGAACCAACTGCTGCGGTACTTGCGGGCTGTGCTGGCAAACCGACCGAAACATCGCTTTCTTGGATCACTAGCATGTGCCCCGCCCCCGCCAGCCAATCATCCGTGGACCGCCCCGGCGACGACCATTATCCGACGCCGCTTAACGCCATTTACCCGCTTATCCGGTCGGTGCCGCTACCGCATCGAATCTGGGAGCCTGCGTGCGGGGAAGGGCATATTGCCGAAGTGCTCGCCACCTATGGGCACGACGTGGTGTCGACCAATCTCGAAGACCGCGGGTATGGCAAGACCGGGGTCGATTTCCTTATGACCAGAAAGCCCCGGGCCGATTGCATCGTTACCAACCCGCCGTTTTCGGCCGACGAGAACTTCGTGCTTCATGCGATCGACCTTGGGGTCGAAGTCGCCTGTTTTTTCCTGCGGAGCAAGTTCCTCGAAGGCAAAGACAGGTATCGGGACATTCACAGCCGCTACCCGCCGTTCGCGATGCTGCAGTTCATCCAGCGGATCAAGATTTTTTCGGGCGACATCGACCAATCCGACCAGCCCGGAATGACCAACGAATCCTTCGCCTGGTTCGTATGGGTCAAGGGGTTCGTCGGCCGGCCGACGGTCGGGTGGCTATCGCGGGACGACGGGCTGCAGCTGTCGTTCATAGAGGGGACCCGATGAACAGGGACACCGTCACCCACTTAGCTGACCGGGCCGGCACCGACCCCAAGCCGCCGCACAACCACGAAGCGGAAATGGCCCTGCTGGGGGCGGTTCTGGCGAACAACCTGGTCTACGATTCTGTCCGGGAATTTTTGCTGGCCGACCACTTTATTGACGATCGCCACGCTGACATCTACGGCACGATCGGTCGCATGTTGGACGCCGGCCGAACGGCGGATCCGATCACCCTTCGGAACAAGTATGAGACCGATGACCGGCTCAACGACGTCGGAGGGGCGGCCTACATCGCCCGACTGGCGACCTCCGCGGTCAGCATCCTGAACGCGGTCGACTATGCCGGCACGATCAAGGAAATGTATCTGCGCCGGCAGCTGATCGGGTATGCCCAGGACGTCGAGATTCAGGCGCGGGACTATGACGTCGACGGCACCGAACTGGCCGAGTCGGCGTTCGCCCGTTTGGAAAAGGTCACCGACCTCGGCGCCGATCGGGCGGAAATAGTGAGCCTGGACGGGGCGGCCCGAAGGGCTTTGGTGTCGATCGACGCCCGGTGCAAGCACGACGTGGGTCTGATCGGGCTGCCGACAGGGCTTGTCGACCTCGACAACACCATGTGCGGGCTGCAGCGGCAGCATTTAACGCTGTTCGCCGCTCGGCCCGGCATGGGCAAGTCGACCCTGGCCCGGCAGATTGCATGGAACGTCGCCCGGGCCGGGACGGGCGTTGCCTACGTCAGTCTCGAGATGTCGGCCGAGGAACTGGCGACCCAACAGCTAGCCGACCTCTCTAACATCAACCTGCAGGCGATCCGCCGCGGCAAACTGAACACCGATGACTTCCGCTTGGTTATGGATACGGCTCGGCAGGTGGCCGAAATTCCGATCTATTTCGACGACCAGCCGAACCTGTCGGTCGCCCAGATCAAGCTGCGAGTTAGGCGACTAGCCCGGCGCTATCAGATCGGCTTGTTGATTGTCGACCACATGGCGCTCGTGCGGCCGGAAAAGGGCCGAAGCCGTTACGAGGAAGTCGGCCAGATCAGCCGCGACCTCAAGCGGCTGGCCAAGGCCCTCGGTATTCCGGTCGTAGCCCTGGTGCAGCTCAACCGGCAGGTCGAGTACCGGGAGAAAAAGCGGCCCATGTTGGCCGACATGCGGGACTCTGGCGACATAGAGCAGGACGCCGACAACGTGATTGGGATCTACCGGGATCATTACTACCAGAAGACCCCGCCAGAGGAACGCAAGGGCGAGACGGCTGACGAACTGGCCGCCCGCCGGAAGGCTTGGTACGACGACGAGAATGTCGCCGAGCTGATCGTGCTCAAGCAGCGCATGGGCCCCCTGACGACCGTCCGGGTCCACTACGACGGCACCCATTCGCGGTTTCGAAACCTAAGCCAAAACGAACAAGAATCGACCGAGGAATTTATCCTATGAGCGGCGCGAAACCCGACACCTGGATGCCGATTTTTTGGGGCGATTACACCCGCGATACCGCTCACCTTTCTGCGGCAGAACACGGCGCATATTTGATGCTCATTGGACACTACTGGACGAGCGGAAAACCGCTACCCAACGACGACGATCGGCTTGCCAGGATCGCCCGAATGACCCCAAGGGAGTGGAAGAAGACCAAGCCGGTTTTGGCCGAGTTCTTTGAAATCACGGAACAATCCTGGGCCCACAACCGGGTCGAGCGCGAACTGTCACTGGCCAGATCGCGGACCGAACGAAAGGCCGAAGCCGGCCGCAAGGGGGCAGAGCGCCGATGGCAATCCGATCCTTCTGCCAATGGCAAAACGGATGGCAACCCTAATGGCACAGCCATGGCACAGCCATCCGACAGCCAAAGGCAAACCCCATGGCAAACCGATGCACAGTCACATTCACATTCACAGCCACCAAAAGACAAAGCATCGTCTTCTGGTTCTAAGTCTGTAGGGCAGCGGCGCCTAACCCAGATGCCGGACGATTTCACCATGCCGGCCGAGTGGCGGTTGGTCCCGCAGTGCCAGGGCTGGTCGGATCAGAAGATCGACAAGGTCGCCGCGGCGTTTGGCGAGTTTTACCAAAACGGCCGCGGGGCAAATCAGAAATTCCGCGATTGGCGCCGCGCCTGGAACAACTGGTGTGCCAAGGAGCGGGAATTCGCCAGGGAGCGGGGAGAGGCCGACACCGCGACCGACCCGCACTTCAAGCCCAACCCGGAGGTCGACCGCAAGGCCAACTTGCTCCTGTTCAGGGATACGGGCAAGTGGCGACCCGACTGGGGCGATCCGCCTACCGACGAGGAAATGAGCCAGTTATGACCGAGCATGAGGCCGAGGCCGAAGACCTCCGGACAACGGACTATTTCAACGCCGCGGTGGCGGTCGCCCAAGAGAGCGGCGGCGGCTACAGGGAAGCCTGTGCGTTCCTCGCCCGGCTGCTTGCCCGGCGGGAAAGGGGTTACTCGCCGGCGATGCTGTACGACCGTTGGCCGGCGGGGAAAAGGGCCGGCGCGACAGAAGAAGGGAATACCGAATGAACGGGCTGCTCGTTGACAATTTCGCCGGCGGAGGCGGCGCCAGCCTCGGCATCGAGCAGGCCCTTGGCCGGCCGATTGACCTGGCGGTCAACCACGATCGGTTTGCCCTTGCGATGCACGAGGCAAACCACCCGGAGACCGAGCATCTTTGCCAGAATGTCTGGCAGGTCGACCCTGCCGATATCCGCCGGCGAGGTCCAATCGGCCTAGCTTGGTTCAGCCCGGACTGCACCCACCATAGCAAGGCGAAGGGCGGGCGCCCGCGCACCAAGGGGATCCGAGATCTGGCTTGGGTCGTCGTCCTTTGGGCCCAAAGGGCGAAGCCGGACGTCATCATGCTTGAGAACGTCGAGGAATTTCGCCACTGGGGACCACTCGACCCCGACGGGAAGCCGATTGCCGACCTTCGGGGGTCGAGTTTCTGAAGTGGGTCGGTTCGATCCGCCAAGCCGGTTACCGAGTCGAGCATAGGGAGCTCAGGGCGTGCGACCATGGCGCCCCGACGATCCGAAAGCGGTTGTTCCTGATAGCCCGGCGGGATGGCTTGCCGATCAGTTGGCCAGAGGCAACCCATGGGCCCGGGCTTCTGCCCTACCGGACGGCCGCGGACATCATCGATTGGTCGCTGCCCTGCTTGTCGATCTTTCTGACTCGAGACCAGGTGAAGGCGTTCGGGCTTCCGTGCAAGCGCCCGCTTGCCAAGGCCACTATGCGTCGAATCGCCCGAGGGGTCTGGAAGTACGTTATCGCGACCGACCGGCCGTTCTTGGTCGGGTCGACAGCGCCGTATTTTATCCAAAGGTACGGGGAGCGGCCCAGGCAGGAGCCTCGGACCCGACCGGCAACCGAGCCCTTGCAGATTGTCGTACCGACCGGCAACGGGGCGAACCTGGTCGCCGCCCATTTGACGAAATTGAAAACCCGAAGCGTTGGTCAAGAGGCCGACGACCCCATTGCAACCGTCCTGCCGGGCGGTGATTCGGGTGTTGTCGCGGCGTTTCTGGCGCAGCACAACGGCGGCATGGTCGGACACGACGCCCGCAAGCCTGTGTCGACGATCGTCGAAACGGGCTCCACCCAGGCAATCGTCGCGGTGAACCTTTGCCACCAGTACGGGTCGGCCACGAATGGCGGGCAGGGCGATCCGACCGAACCTTTGAAGACCGTCACCACTGGCGGGCACCACGCGCTGGTCGCATCGTTTCTGACCAAGTATTACGGGCATGGCGGGCAATGGCAGGATCCCCGACAGCCCTTGCACACGGTGACCGCGCGAGCCCGCATGAGCGCCGTCTTGGTCCAGATCGGCCCGGTCGATTTCGTCATCAACGACATCGGGATGCGGATGCTGACCGCCCGTGAGTTGTTTCGCGCCCAGGGCTTCCCCGAGACCTACGTCATCGACCCGCCGGTCGATGGCAAGCCGATGAACAAGACCCGACAGATCGCCATGTGCGGTAACTCGGTTTGCCCCGACGTAGCCCGGGCGCTGGTCAGGGCCAACATGCCAACCGAGCACGCCGATCGGGAGTGCGTCGCCTGATGGGAGAGCCCGTATTTCGTAACGCCATCACCGAAAAGACGCCAGCCGACCGCCGCGCCATGATGGCCAGGGCGTGGCACGAGTTCGGCCTCATTGTCATCGACCCTGATTTCGTCACCAACTGGACCGACCGGCAGCATGTCGTCAACCTGGCCAACAAACTCTACGGGCAAAGGGACGACTGATGAACAACCGCCATATGTCCCGCCGGGAAATGTACCTGGTTCAGCTCGGCCTGTGTTTCTACTGCGAGGGTCCGATGCCGATAGTCGGGCAGAAGACCGTCCAGAATCGACACAAGGCGCCGACCGTCGACCATTTGTGGCCGCGGTCGTCGTGGCCGATGTTGCCGCTGGCAAAAGTGTTTTGTCATCAGCAATGTAACCAACGCAAGGGTAGCCGCCAGCCTACCGATGCCGAAATAGACAAGTTCAACCGCATCTACCCGCACAGGACGCAGCATGATAACAGCGTCTGATGTCAAAACGCGACTACGTGAGGCGGCCGACGTCGACCACCGGCTGCCGATCCGTGGTCTTCGGCCCGCGGGGTACAAGACGACCTGGCCGTTCGCAACAGGCTGGACGGGGAAAGAACTCTACGAGTGGAACTTGATGCAGGAAGGGATCAAGAGCGACCTCAAGAAGTGGATGGCCAACCCCCGCGGCGAACGGCCGATGGAACCCCACAAGGCGACCCTCCGCCCGGCGGTCCCGACCCCCCAGGAGATCGACCGGATGTTCGAGGCGTTCGGTTGGATCCCCTTGGTCGACGACATCCGACAGCGCAAGGTACTGCTCGCCTGGGCCTACAAACCCCGCACAAAGGTTTACGATCCACGCAGCGATCGTTACCGCACAGCCTCCCTCGGAGACATCGCCGAAATGGCCAGGGTCAGCATCAGCACGGTCAAGCGGCTCGTCGACAACGCCGCCGCCACCATCGCGGTCGAAATCAGCACACGCAAAAAAACCGCTTGACCCGAAAGGGCCGATTCGGGCATAAACCGCCGCTACATTTCGCGGGCCTCATGCTGAGGTTCGCAACATCTAGTCCATTAGGACACCGTGTGCGCCAGAAAACCCGTCGGATCCCTCCCGGTTCGGCGGGTTTTCTTTGCCAGATCCTATCGACCCGAAACTATCCGATCGTGCACCATTATGATCGCAAGTCATGATATGGGCGGGGCGGCCCGTGCGAAAGTTGCGGCCTAAAAGAGCGCGGTCTGACGGTTAGTCGGATTGAGGATTCGGGACCGCTGGTCGTGGAGCCGTGTGAGTTTGGCCGCCATCTCGTCGGCGAAGGCTTGGTCGCGCATGCGGATGGCCTTGTTGGCCTTGCGGACGGTGATCGGCTGCATGAGGCCGTGTTGCCCGATCGATGCGGCCAGCTCGGCGAGCTTCGCGCTGTCGAAGTGCTTGCGCGGTTGTTCCGGGTTTGGCGTCACGTCCCCGGTGGGGAGTTCGACTACCATCGGGTGATCCCGCACGCCTTGTCGTGGTGGGCGAAGTCGTACCCGGCGCCGTAGCACTGCCGGATCTTGTCCTGCTGGTAGCGGCGATCGCTATCGAGGCCAAGCAACGTCAGAACGGCGGGACCGGTCAGCCGCGGCCGTCCGTTTTCGCGGTCCTGATAGCCGGCGACGAACGCCCGCTGGGCCGCATCCGCCAGCTCGTTACGGCTGGCGGTTTCGAGAGATTTGTCTGCCATGGTGATCTCCGTGGTAGGAATAGTGTGATAGCAAACATTTAGCGGGCGAAGGTCGGGCTGGCGGTACCCCCGTTGGCCGGCGGTTCAACTCCGCCAGCCCGCTCCACCCATTAGGCGGCCTACGTGCAGAACGGCGTGACGATGATGACGTACTCGCGGCCGTTGATGTCGACGGTCCGCCACGGCCCGTCGCCGCCGATCGCGTCGTAGACTTGGTCGATGTTGTCATCGAACAGCGAGTGGGCCGCCCTCTGTACGCCGTCGTCGTGTGCCGTAACCGCGTAGGCTTCGACATGGTGATGGACCCCGCCAAACATCAGGGTCGCCAGTAGGCTGGCCGTCGGGTCGTCGTCAGGCCCCACGTGTTCGAACTCGAACACTTCGAGGGATATGTTCGGCCCAGGGTCTTGAATCTGCCTGGTGCCGTCGTGCACGATGATGTCGGTCATCATTTCCTCCGTGGTAGGGGGCGCGAGATAAGGGTTATCGATCGATCCGTTCCCGCAGCCGGTCGGCCGGCACCGGGAAGGTCGTTCCGTCGACCTCGTCTCGCACGACCGCTTGGCCTGGGTTGTCAGGATCCTCCATGACGACCGAGTAAGCATGGCCGCTGTAGGTGAAAGTCTTGCCGATCAGGTCCGAGACGTCGGCGAACATGTCCGATGGTTGCGCGCCGCCCCGTTCCTCGACGAGCCCGTGGCCGATTTCCTCGATAGGGTGGCCGAGCGTGTCGCGAAACCAGGTGGCGACCATCCGGCGGTGGCACCAGTTCGAGACGGCGAACGGTGGCCGCTCGAAGCACAGCAAGACAGGTTCGTGCCCGCCGGCCAGATCGTGCAGCGAATCCCATTCGGTTTGTGGGTCGAGCGGACCCAAGATGTCGCGGAAGAACGTCTCCCGGTACTGGCCGTAGGACATCCGCAGCATCGGCCACGTCGGGGCCAAGGTGCGGTAAAGCCGGTAGCCCTTCGGGGCGCCGCGCGGTGTCCCGCGCGTTATCGCCACCCGACCCGGGCCGTCGTAAGTCTTGAAGCAAGCCGTTTTCATTGTATGAGTATACCTCATATTTAGGCGCTGTTGAAGGAAATGTGCCCTAGGTCCTGTGGACTCTAGGGATTCCCATTAGGGTGGAATTGTGATTCAAGACTGTTTTTTGGGAGGCAGTCTTGGGTGTTATGGATCGTTTGGTGTTGAGCATGACGAGCGCTTCCCCGTAGGTGGCGCCGGCCTGTTGGAGTTCTTCGATCGCCGACCACATCGCTTGCTGGTTTTCCCGAGTGGCGATTTCGGCGCTGATCGGGCTCAACTCCCGGCACAGCGCGCGAATCTCTGGATCGAGAAGCTGGAAGCCTTGACGGCCGAGCGCGACGATTTCGTCCAACAGGACGTCGCGCTGAGTGGCGAGCTCGTCATTGGCCCATTGGCGGACTTCGGCTGTGGTTAGTTCGGTTCGTCGATGAGAACACCGAATGGCAGCAACCCGACTACGAAGTCTACGACCCAAACGACCTGGCGGGGATCCTTGACGAGATCCATCAGTCGGGCGTGCCCTACGTGCTGCTGTCCGATCGGCTGTTTGAGGGCCACACTCCGGTCATCGAATACACTAGCGGTCGCAAGGTGCCCCATTACTGCTATGCGAGGACGGCGAAATCGTCCCGTCGGGCCCTCTATAACCGGCCGGCGCCGTTTCGGTACAACCGCATTAGGCCCGAGCGCCTGACGAAGAAATCCAAGGTCGCGATCGTCGAGACCGACGGGCCGCGGATGAACTTTCTCAAGGACGTCTACCTGGCGAAGTCCATCCAGCACTCGATCGGCGCGGCCAACTTTCTCGTCTACGTCGACGACATGCTGGTCGGCGGGTTGATCTACTCGCTGCCCAAATACGGGGCCTACGGGCCCGGGGCGATTTACCTGTTGTCGGACGTAACTTTGACCCGTGAAGGGAAGCTGTCGAAGCTGGTTGCCATGTTGGCCACGAGCCAACAGATCCTCGACGTGGTCGGCCGCAAGATCGTGAACCGGCTCGACTTCGTCGTCACGACTGCCCGCACCCACAAGCCGGTCAGCATGAAGTACCGGGGCATCTACCGCCTGCTGAGCCGCCGACCGTCCGAGGACAAGTCCGAAGGGAACGTGATCCAATATGGTGCGGAAAGCCGTCCCGAAACGCCGCAAGAAATCTACGCCGACTGGTGGCGACGCTACGGAAAAGAATCCGTCGGCCAATATCGCGACCGAGTTGCAGCGGGTCGACCCGAAGACCCTAAAGCTGCTTGACGTCAACGCCCGGTACATGACGGGGCCGCAAATGGCCCGGCTAGTCGAGAACGTGAAGCGTGACGGTCGGCTGACGAGTGTCCCTCTGGCCTATCGGCACGAAGACGGTTCGGTCGAGGTCCTGTCGGGCAACCATCGGGTCAAGGCCGCTGTGGATGCCGGGCTCGAGCAGATCGACGTCATGGTCATCACGACTCCGCTGGACGAGCGCCGGCGGGTCGCGATCCAGCTGAGCCACAACGCGATCGCCGGGCAGGACGACCCGAATGTCCTCTACGAGCTCTACGCCGGACTCGACCTGTCGTACAAAGCCTACAGCGGGTTGACCGACGACGACTTTGCCGGGCTGGCCGAGGTCGACATAAGCGGCCTTTCGATCGGCAGCCTTCGGTATCAGGAGCTTTACTTCTGGGCGCTGCCCGAGGATGCCGAGGTATTCCGGCAGGTTTTGGTCGAGTGCGAGAAGCTGGCCAAGAGCCACACTGCCTACATCCTGCCACTGCGGGACTTCGACAAACTATTCGACGCGATCATCGGCGCGAAGCGTCTGGTGAACGTCCACAATGGCGCGATCGGCCTTCGGGTGATGGCCGACTTGGCGCTCGAGCGACTGGATCAGTTGCAAAAGGAAAAGGCCGATGGCCCGAACCGGGAAGTTCAAAGTAAAGCAGGTCGAGGAAGCCCTAAGGGCTAGCGGGGGCATTTTCTCCATCGCGGCTGTCCAACTTCGCTGCGCGCCCAACACGGTCAAGAACTATGTAAAGCGCCATCCGACCCTGCAGCGGGCGGTCGATTCGACCGTCGAGGAAAACCTCGACATCGCCGAGGCCCAGCTGTTGAAGCAAATACGGAAAGGAAATCTCGGAGCGATCTGCTTCTACCTTAAATGCAAGGGCAAGAACCGAGGGTATATCGAGCGCGGTGAGCTGACCGGGCCGGACGGGGGCGCGGTACAGACCGAGGCCACCATTGTTCGTCTGCCATCGAAATCGCCAAATGCCGAACAGTGGGCAGAGCAAAACCGTCCGCAGTAGCCACGCCTGCGATCACGCCACAGCCTGGCCCGCAGACGTCCCTTCTGAAATGCCCGATTTTCGACGTCTTGTTCGGCGGCGCCCGCGGTGGCGGCAAGACGTTCGGCATGATCCTCGATTTCATCGAGCACGCCGCGACCTACAAGGAACTGGCCAAGGGGATATTCTTTCGCCGGATCGCCAAGAACCTTGAGGACGTCAAGGATGAAACCCGCCTCATATTCCCCCGGCTGGGAGGCCGTTGGCTCAAGGGGGATGGCACCTGGGAGTTCGGGCCCGGTCCCTGCGAGGGGGCGACCCTTAAGTTTCGCCACCTGTGGGACTCAGTTTCTGCGAGCGCCTATCTGGGGCACCAATACACTTGGATGTGCGTCGAGGAAATCACCCAGTGGCCACACTCGAGGCCGATCGACGAAGTCAAGGCAACCCTGCGGTCCGCCCAAGGGGTGCAGGTAAAGTTCCGAGCAACCGGCAACCCCGGCGGTGTCGGGCATTCGTGGGTGAAGGCCCGGTATGTCACGCCGGCCCCGCGTGGGTATGTGCCGATTGAAAACCCCCAGACAGGCGACCTTCGGTGCTTCATCCCGTCGCGTCTCGAGGACAACCCGGCCCTGATGGAAGGCGACCCGGCCTATCAGAACCGCGTCTTTGGCCATTTGCCCCCGCACATGAAGAAAGCCTGGCGGTGGGGCGATTGGGACATCGTCGCCGGCGGGTTCTTCGAGGACGTCTGGGTGCCCGATAGGCAGATCCTACCGCGGTTCGAGCCGCCGCTGGACTTGCGGCATTTTCGCTCGTTCGACTGGGGGTCGGCGGTACCGTCGTCGCTCGGCCTGTGGGTCGAATGGGACGGCCGGCCTTTGCCGAGCGGTCGCCATATCCCGCGCGGCTCGTTTGTCAGATACAACGAATGGTACGCCGTCAAACGCGACCCACAGGGCTTTGCCGTGCCCAATGAGGGCCTGCGGCTGACCAACGACCAGATCGGCCAGAAGATCGCCGAGATGAGCCGGAATCGGAGATGGAGCGGCTGCGTCGCGGACCCGTCGGTATTCGTCGGTCAGGGTGGCCCGAGCATCTTCAAGCAGATCAAGGCGGCGGCGAAGAACCACGGTCACATACTGGTGATGCGTGAGGCCGATAACTCGCGGCCGGCGGGATGGCAGAAGCTCCGCGACATGCTCGAGGAATCATCGAAAGACCCGGCAGAAAGGCCCGGCTTCTACGTGACCGAAAACTGCACCGACTGGATCCGCACCGTGCCGGTCCTGACCGCGGACGACAAGAATCTCGAGGACGTCGACACCGACCAGGAAGATCATGCGGCGGACGAAACCCGCTATGCCGTCATGCACCGGCGCCGGACGATGACTCGCGGCAAATTGGAGCTGTAGATGAGCGTTGAAGAACGCCATGACGACTGGCGGGCCAACGAAGAACTCTGGACCCGATCCCGCGACGCATCGGCCGGCCAGAATGCAATCAAGAAGAAGCGGGAAACCTACCTACCCCGGCTGGGCGGGCAGGACGCGACCGACTATGACGCCTTTCTCAATCGTGCGCATTTCTTTGGCGCGACCGGCCGCACGGTCGACGGGTTGATCGGCATGATCTTTCGGATCGACCCCGTGGTCGACGCACCGAGCGCGATGGACGCATTCATCGAGGACGTCACCCAGACCGGCGTGCCGTTTGTCAGCTTTGCCCAGTCGGTCACCGACGAGGTCATAACGGTAGCCCGGTGCGGCGTACTGGTCGATTTTCCGCGGTCGGTCGAAACCGAGCAGTCGCAACTCGACGTCGAGGCCGAAGGCAATCGACCGTTCTGGCGGCTGTTCACGGCCGAGGCGATCCGCAACTGGAAAACCAAATCGGTCAACAACCGGCGGATTCTGACCGAAGTCAGGCTCGATGATACCAAGGAGGTTGAAGGGTCTGACGAATTCGACACGACGGTCATCCCGATCATTCGGGTGCTCGATCTGAACCCCGAAGGCCAGTTTCGCCACCGAGTGTTCGTCGAAGATAAAACGGCTGGAAACTGGATCCAAGACGGCGCCGACATCATCCCGCTGATGCAGGGCGAGCCGCTGCGGTTCATTCCTTTCGTCTTCATCGGTCCGCGCGATCTGACCCCGGACGTCAACAAACCGCCGATCTGCGACCTCGTCGACGCCAACATATCGCACTACCAGCTGAACGCCGACTATCGGCACGGCCTCCATTTCGCCGCCCTGCCGACCCCGTGGATCGCCGGTGTCGACGACGAAGACGAGACACGGCATATCGGCCCGACCGAGGTTTGGAGATTCGGCGACCCCAACACCAGAGTCGGCATGTTGGAGTTCACCGGGTCCGGCATGGAGGCGGTCCGGCTGGGCCTCAAAGACCTCGAGGGCCACATGGCCGTTCTCGGCGCCCGGATGCTCGCCCCGGAGAAACGGGCCGCCGAGGCCGCGGAGACCGCAAGCATCCACCGGGCCGGCGAGCAAAGCTCGCTCGCGACGATCGCCAACACGATCTCGATGGGCATTAGCGACGCCCTGCGGATCGGGGCCGATTGGATGGGCAGATCGGAAGACGTCGGGGCCGAACTGAACACGGACTTTATGCCGGTCCCGATGGCGCCGGACGAACTGCGCGAGCTGATGAAGGCGTGGCAGGGCGGGGCGATCGCATGGACCGACTTTGTCCGCAAGCTGCAAAAGGGCGAGGTCGTCGCGGCCGATCGGACGCCGGACGACATTCGGGCGGAAATCGAGACCGACCCGCCGGCCCAGCCGCTTGTGCCGAGTTTCGAGCCCGACCCGGACGACCAGCTTGACGAGACCGACGACGGAGACGTCTGATGCCGCGGCGAGATCCGCGCCTGGCAGACATCCCGACCAGCGTTAACGATGAGATTCAGGACCGGGCGATCAGGCATTTGCTGTTTCTGCTGCGCCTGCAGAACGGCGAGGCCCGCCAGGTCGTCGAATTTCTCGATACGGAGGTTTTGCCCGACGTGCTCGACCGGCTCGAGCGCCGATTGGGCCGGATAGCCGCCCGCGGGTTCGACACCGGCCCGGTTACAACAAGGCGCCTGCAGGAACTGGCCGCGGCGCTCAATCAGATCGTCGACGATGGCCTGCGCGGCCTGCGCGGCGAGGTCGTCGATCGGCTGGTTGCGCTGGCCAAGCAGGAGGCCACCTGGCAGGTCGGGGCGATCAATTCATCGCTGCCCGTCAAGCTCGAAATGGTGATCCCGTCCGCTGCGACCATGCGGGCGGTGGTCACCAAGCACCCGTTCGACGGCGCCCCGCTGGCCGATTGGTTTCGCGGCTTGGCTCGGCAGACGCAACGCGGCCTGATCGGGGCGATTCTCCGCGGGCTGGTCGAGGGCGAGACAGTAGGTCAGATCGTCCGGCGCATCCGGGGCACCCGGGCCAACCGGTTTCGGGACGGTGTCTTGGCTACGACCCGGCATAACGCCGAGGCGATCGCCCGGACGGCGGTCATCCATGTCAGCAACATCGCCCGGCAGGAGACCCTGACGGCGAACGCCGACGTTTTGAAGGGGGTCCAATGGGTCGCTACCCTCGACAGCCGGACCTGCCCGGAGTGCCAGGGCCTCGACGGCAAGGTCTTCCCGCTCGACAAGGGCCGCCGGCCGCCGGCGCATGTGAACTGCCGATGTACGATTAGTCCTGTGCTGAAATCGTTTCGTCAACTCGGCATCGACGCCGACGAGATTCCGCCGGCGACCCGAGCAAGCATAGATGGACAGGTGCCCGAAACGACCACGTATAACCAGTGGCTTCGCCGTCAGAGCGCGTCCGTGCAAGACGAGGCGCTGGGTCCGACCCGAGGGGCGCTGTTCCGGCGCGGCGAGTTGTCCGTCAGCCAGTTCACCAACCGAACCGGCCGGGTTTTCACCCTAGACGAGCTGCGAGGGCGGGAGCCCGAGGCATTCGACCGGGCGAACCTGTGATGGAACCAATGTCGGCTATTCCACTAGCATGGGTGGGCCTAATTGGGGCAGAGATGGTGGCGATGGCGAGGCTCACGACCCACGACGGCAAATCGGGCCCGCGCGACCCGGTCGAGCGGGTCCAGTGCCCGAAGTGCAACGGCCGCCTGGGGGTCGAAGTCCGGGCCGAACTGATCGAAGTGTGGATCGCCCCCGACCTGACCGAGGACGGGAAGCTGGTCGGTGGGCACAAGGTCTGGGTCTGTCGGCGCTGTTTGGCGCGGGACGAGTGGTCGCCGTTTGGGCCAAGCGGCTGAAACCAATCTTTACATTGGGTGTAACAATGTAATTCGGGCCCGATCAGGCTTGACGTGCCCCACTTGGGCACGGACGCCGGGACAGGTCCGGCCGCGACCACCAGAATCCGAACCGGCCATTGAGGTCAACTCGCCGATCGTCCGCCGCCGCATCGACATGACCAAGGTGTTGATCTGCTACGGGGACGACGGCACTGACGAGCTACATCCGACGTGCGGCTGGTATGTCGGCGGCGCGCAAGGATCCGACGCGCTCGGGCTGATCGACCTGGTCAAATATGGCCTGCTGAAAGACATTTTCGGAACATAGATCGCGCCCGGCGGGCGGCCGCCCCGCTAGACGGCAACCCAACCGTGCCTGTTGCGGCCTGAAAAGGCACGCGGGGTCTGGCGGCGACCTGGCAACAGAACGCCGCATTTACCTGAGCTTTTGGAGAGAAGGTTTCCGGGTCGGCATCGCGCCGGCCCTGTTTGTTTGTGGCGAGGCCACTACGACGCAACGGCGACGCCGTGCCCCTCGCCTGTCGATGACAGGAGACATCCATGCCCTTACAGATGATTCGTGAAAACCTCGATGGGCTCGATGAGCCGATCGCCGCCCTCTACACCGAAACCGAAGATGGCAACTTCGTCCTCGACGTCACCGGGGTAGACGACCACCCCGAGGTCGGCGGACTGAAAAGCGCCCTCGAACGGCAGAAAGATACCAACAAGAAGCTCCGCGAGAAGGCGGAAAAGCTCGAACGGCAGGTCGGCGATCTGCCGACCGATTTCGACGCCGAGAAATGGGCCGAATACAAGGCCCGGATCGAAAAGCTCGACGACGACCTCGACGACGATGCCGACAAGGACAAGCTGCAGAAACTGCGCGAGCAGCTTGACGCCAAGTGGCAGGCCAAGCTCGACAAGCAGAAGACCGAGTACGAGGACAAAATCGCCGAACTCACCGGTGGTCGCGATCACTACCGCGAGAGCCTCCATCGAACCGTCAAGCGGGACGAACTGACCCGGGCCCTCGTCAAGCACAATGTCCGTAAGGAACTGATGGACGCTGCGCTCGACCGGCATGTCAACAAGGTCAAGGTGGTCGAAGACGAAGGCGAGTTGAAAGCGGTCGTCGAGGCCGACGGGGTCGAGCAGACCGTCGCCGAATACATCGAAGGCTGGACTCTCACCGACGAGGGCAAAGCCATGATCGTCGCGCCAAAGAGCCACGGCAGTGGCGACAAGGGCGGCGGCGGGCCCGGTGGCGAGTTCAAGAACCCCTGGTCGGACAAGCATCGCAACCTGACCGAACAGGCGAAGATCGTCCGAGAGGACTACGCCAAGGCGTGCCGCCTTGCGCGGGAGGCCGGCAAACCAGAACCGCGCCGGCCCTAATAGCCGACGGACTTCGATGATGTCCGTTTTCCAACCCAACGGTCATTGAAAGGAGATTACTCATGGCCAAAACCCAAATTGCGGACATCATCCAGCCGAAACCCTTGTTTCGCGATTCAGTCGTGGAACGCACGGCCGCTGTGTCCCGGTTTTTCGCTGCCGGTATTGTCGAGGTTGACCTCGAACTGTCGTCCTTCGCATCCGGCAAAGGCTCGGTCTACGACCTGCCATTTTGGCAGGATCTGACCGGTGATTCCGAGGAACTGTCGGACTCGGGCTCGCTGACCCCGGGTAAGATCACCCAGGCCAAGGAGCGTGCTGTCAAGCATATGCGCGGCCGCGCGTGGAGTGCCAACGATCTGGCCAAGGCCCTGGCGGGCGACGACCCGATGGACGCGGTCGTCGATCTGGTCGCCGACTATTGGGCCCGGCAGCTGCAGTCCATTATCCTGCTGCCGTCCCTAAAAGGGCTGTTCGCCACCGCGCTGGCCTCGACGCACGTCCACGATGTTGCGATCGACGCCGGCAACAGTGCGGCCGACGCCAACAAGATCGGCTCGGAGGCCGTCATCGAGGCCGCGGGCAAGCTCGGCGACCGGTGGGACCGCGTCACCGGCATGGCGATGCATTCGGTTCCGTTCCGCCGGCTGCAGAACCTCAACCTGATCGAGCCCGAACATCTCCAGGATCAGGGGATTACGATCAACCGGTTCCTTGGCCGGGAGGTTGTTGTCGACGACGGGATGCCGGCCGATGCCGCGCCCACGAACGGGTTCAAGTATACCACCTACCTGTTCGGCATGGGCTCGATCGGGTTCGGTGAGGGCGGCGCGCCTTCACTCGAGGATGACGAGGCGGTCGAGACCGATCGCGATTCGCTGGCCGGGGACGACATCTTCGTCAGCCGCCGGCATTTCATCCTGCATCCGCGCGGCGTGCAGTTCTCGGGCACCCCGGCCGGCGCCACGCCGACCAAGACCGAGCTCGAGAACGGCGGCAACTGGACGAAGGCGTGGGAGGACAAGAACATCCGCATGGTCAAGCTGGTGACCAACGGCTAACCGGGCGGATTTCCCATCGGGGCGGGCGCCTGAGCCCGCCTCGCCCTTCCAGCCAAACGAAAGGAGATTCCAATGCCCCGTAGGGACAAGACGCTGGCCTCGCGCCAGCTTCGGGACGTCGCCGCGATTGCGGATAGTTCGGGCGGGACCGCCTCGGACGCGATCGCCGCGGCCACCAACACCGACGCGCTGACCCATTCGGTCGGTGCCGCCGACGACACCGTCGACGACGTCGGCGCCAGTTTCAGCCAGGCGACCTTGAACAACAACTTCAAGGAACTCACCGATCAGCTCGCGACCCAGCGGGCCCTCAACACCGTGCTGATCGACGCGGTCGCATCGCTGACCGCAAAGGTCAACGCG